TTTTAGCACCTGAAACTGCAAACTTTTCACTCTCTTCAGGCAGAGGTGCAGTAGTGTCTACTCTCTTCATTATCTGTTCACTTACTTTAGGTTTAAATAATGCACCATATAGTCCTGTTGTTGGAACTTCGTCACTTGCAACAGGAAGTTTTTTCACACTTGTTGTAAAGTTATTTATGTAATCAGATATAGACATACCTTTTGGAGTATTCTCTGAAGCAAATTCAAAGGCACTTCCTATGTCAAAGTCTTTACCTAATGTTCTTTGACTTGTCATTGCAGTTTTATAGAACTCGTTAGCACTTGATATTGTGCCACCTACACCTTTATATATCTGTGCAGCTTTGTCAATGTCTCCACCTACCAAGCTACTTAAATTTAAAAGAGTTTCTCTTAACTCTTCTTTCTCTTTGTCTTTTCGTTCTAGCTCTGCTCTTCTGCGAGTAATACGATATTGTGCCATACCATCAATTCTATCTTGAGTACGTTCCATATCCTTTTTAAGGTTGTCATCAACACTCTTAGCTAAACCTGTAACTAAACCTGTTAAAAAACTCATTCTTCTCTCCTAGACATTAGACCCATAGGCTCTTCTTCCTCTGCAACAATCTCTTGCTCTTCCATATCTACTGAATCGTCTTCTTCTTCAGTGAACATTCCTTCTTTTTGTCTCATCTTTTCTTCTAGCTCTGCTCTAATATTAGTTAATAGAGTGTCTCTTGTTTTGTCTTTGTTTGGATTCTTTAAACCATCATCATATTCTATACCTGAAGATTCTGCAACTAACATTACCATTTCCATAATTAGTGGCATTACAAGCATACCCACGTCAATGTTGTGGATACCATCCATAACACTTCCCATTTGTATAGTATTAGCTAGGTTTGTTACAGGAACACCCATTTCTAATACGTCAACAAGTTGGTCAGTAAACTCTTCTGTAGACATTCTATCTAAATAATATTCAATAGCTTCATCTACAGTATTACACTGTGGTGCATTCTGCCAAGGTCTGCCACCTAGCTCAGATGTTAATGATTGTCCTGCTATAGGACCATCAAGTAGTGGTTGATTTAGTTCCGTCATTTTCTTTTATCTCTTGTCTTTTTCTTCTTAATATAGAGACGTGTTTAGCAACACGTTCTGATGGATTATTTACACCCATTGCATCTCTAACTTTCGTAGGTTGTGTTCTTGCTAAAAGACCACGAGTAGCCTTAACGTCTGTGTCTTTGCCTTCTTCTACTTTAAGATTTCTATATAATTTACTTGCAGGATTTGTTATATATGTTGACATTTTAATGCCTTTCCTTTTTCTTTAACAACTAAGTCCATTAATTTTTTAGTTATGTATTTAAACACAGGTTTATTACTAATAAACTTTGCATAGCTCTTACCATGTTTTTTATAAAGATTATTAAACCATCTAGGAGCTTTATACTTTAACCAAAGTCTAAATACAAACCACTCAGTATTACCTTTTCCGTATACTTCTCTTGCTACCCAACAGAATGTAGAAAGGATATAGGCACTTCCTAGTGTTCCTATTAGACTACCAATAGCATTTCCTGCTGCAGTTTCTGAACCTCTCTTTGCTACATCTGCTTGTGTGTCTGCATTTAAATTAGCAATAGCCATATCTGCATATCTATTTAATTCATTCTCTGCAGATGTCCATGCCCATTCCATAGTATCACCAAAATACTGCCATAAATTATTGTATGCAGTATTAGAAATGTTTAAAAGATTAGTAGCATTTAATTCATTAACTCTATTCGTTGTTGCAGTATCTGCTGTTGCAATCTGTCTTCTCCATTGAGCATTTGATTGGTCAATAACTAATCTATTTTGTGCATTGAATTGGTCTCTTTGATTATTTAGTTCTGCGTTAAATCTTTCTATCACATTTGTCTGACCTGCATTAAACTGTGATTGTGCATTCATCTGTGTAGCATTAAACTGTGCTGCTTGAGTAGATAAGTTTGCAAAGAATTGGTCTACTTGATTCTGACTAGAAGCGTTAAATTGTCTTGAAGCATTTTCTGCAGCTTGGTCAGTGAACAAAGCCTGAGTTCTTTGTTGTGCCTTAAATAACTCAGTCTGTTGTTGATTAGTGACGTTAGTCATCTCCATGTTTAGAAAGTTCTGTGCGTTCTGAACTGCTGCCTGTTGTCTATTAGATAAGTTAGCAGTATCTAACTGTGCTAATGCAGACGCTTCTGCCATTACAAGTGCTTGACTGTTACTCAAGTTTTGCAAGTTCATTGTGTTTGCAATACGAGAGTTTTCTAATTGTACCTGTTGTTCTGCAGTAAAGTTTACATTAGCTATATCACTTATCTTAGCAGCATTTTGAACTCTTGCTTGAAACGCTTGGTCAAACTGTTGTCCTATAAACTGTGCTCTTTGTTGAGCAGCTAACATTGCTCTTGCTTGTCTATTAGATAAGTTCTGAGCTTCAAACTGTGCAAAAGTGGTAGCATCTGCCTGTGCTATAGGCAGTGCAGATTCCATCGCAGCTTGAACTAATGCTTGACCTGCCATACTAGAAGCACCAATACCTCTTTGTTGCATCGCTGCCTGAACACCTCTAATTGCTCCTGCTGCCCATGCAGGTGGATTAGTAGCATCAAAGTTAGCAGTTAAGTCTGCTATCTGTCCTTGAACAGTAGCCTTTTCACTAGGAGTTGCTTCTGCTGCTTGTATTTGTTCAGTAAATTTAGCTGCCTTTTTAGCGTTAGCAACACCACTTATTAATTCGCCATCTTGTATTTCTCTTTGAACTGCATTATCAATTAACACTGCCTTTCCTTGAGCAGCATCTAGATTAGCAACACTAGACTCAGTTTGTTCTGCAGCAGTTACTCTGCTACGAGGGTCATTAGGGTCTAATTGTGCAGCTTGAACTGTACTTAATGCAGTGTTTACGTCTTCCTTAACCTTATCTGCAGTCATTAAATTTGCATCTGTTGCAGTAGGAAGGTCAGTAACTGTTGTTCCTGCTTGTGCAGTATCTATAGCTACAGAGCCTGTTACCTGTCCTGTTCCTGTAGATGGGTCAATAAATTGTTCTGCACTTTGTTGTACACCCTCACCTACTACCTGACCACCTGAAGGTAAACCCGGACTACTTAATCGACCTGCTGCAACTTCAGTTATATCAGGGTATACTTCTTGTGTTACAGGATTACCTTCTGCGTCTACAACTTGTTGACCAAAATTAGGATTAGGAGTAGTGCCATCTGCTAAAAATTCATTTTCATCTATTACAGGAACTATCTTAGGACCATAGTCTGCCACAGGTGTAGGTTGTTGTGGCAAAGGAGTTGCCATTTTTGGGTCTGCCTGTGTGGCTTCATCTCTAGGGTCTGCATAACTTACACTAGGGTCAAATCCCATTCTTTTTGCATAGGATTCATAGGCTTGGTCCATTACACCTATGCCTCCAGTTGGAAACTCACCAAAATAAGGTGATGTCACAAACGCTTGGGTTACCATATTCGTAGGGTCGGTATATTTATACGCTGCCTCTTTATATTCAGGAGAGTTGTAAAAGCCTTTATCAATCTTAATAGCACCACGATTATCAATTTTGTACTCTCCAGCATCAATTCTCTTTTTGGTTTCTTCATGCATCTTGAGAAAAGGATTATCTTCGACTACCTCTCCGGGCATCATTGGAGTTGGTTGTGTTGTTGTTGTACCTGTATCTATTTCTGTAGGACTGCCTGTACCTATGGGTGTAACAAAAGGATTTTTAGAATCAGGTATTTTACCAAATTCTCCTGCTAGTTCACCTGTTCCCGTTGGTGGTTCTTTGGGAGTGGATGATGGTGGAGCACCTATTCCGGGGTCTATTGTAAAGTTATCAAGAGGATTAGATGCAGGAGCAGGAGGAGTTGTTGCACCTGTAGGTGGTGTTATCGTTCCACCCTCTTGCATTCTTACGTAACCACCTGCTGCCATTCTTCTTGCAACATCTTCATAGGCAATCATTTGTCTTTTCTTTTCAGGGTTTTGGTCTAAGTAATTATCAAAGTTTACCATATCTCCTTGATAGCCAAGACGATTAGCTATCTTCTGCATACCCTGTGGTTTAAATCCTGTAAATACTGCCACTATCTAGCTCCTATTAGTATCTTATCTAGTTTATCTTCTAATCTTTTAATAGCATCCATAAGGTCATGCATATCCTCTTTCACATCATCCTTACGTGCATATTCTTCTCTTGTTTTATTTAGGAGTATTTGTATACGCTTTACCTCTTGGAACATTTTATTAAATGCCCAACCAAATGGTACTACTACCATTGTTAGGATTATATTCCAAAATAACATTGCGTCTATCTCCATCTAATTATATCCTTTTTGTGCAAAATGTCAAGTTAATTCTCTGTTGGGAAGTCGTTTATCGGTGCATTACCTGTAGGTTTTTTATCGCTATCAAGAGGTACATCAAATAATGCCATAAACTCTGTAAGATTAGAACAAGCATTTATCTTAGTCTCTATTGTATTACACGCAGTTCTTACGTTATCTCTATATGTTGCTATGTCATTAGGTATAGCTATTCCTTTTTCAGCCTTACGAGTAATCATCCAATCATGTTCTGATAACAACTCTTTTGCTCTTATTTTTGTTTCATTAATGTAAACGGATTTTAATCCAAGAGTTACTGATTGTTTTTTTGTTATTGGGTCAATTATTGCTTCTCCAGTATCAGGGTTTACATCATTTACATCATTTAAATTTCTCTCTTTGTCTTTAGCAGAATAAAATCTTCTATCAAAATTTTCCATGACAGGTGGGTCTTCCCATGTCAATCCATTGTCTTTTTTTTCAGAATCTGACCATCTCATCCAAACAGCAGGATGTTTTACACCACTGTCTGAAACCCAAGTCTTATTTTCTTGTATTATTTTTCCGTTGTGCTTCCACGGCATAGTTTATCTCCTATTCTGCATTACTGAATTTAAAAGGTTGATTTTGTGCAAAAGCCATAAAATAATATGGTATTGAACCTCCATTTTGGTCATTGGCGTTTGACCTTAATCTAAATCCACTTGAAGCAAAATCCATAGCTTGTGTTGAGGAAGTTGCTAAAGTATTAGTGCTATCCAAAAGTAATCTTTCATCACGAGGATTAAACTGTTGGTCATTACTAGATGCAGAATTACTTGAAGTTCTTAAATGGTCATAAACTGTCCAACTTCCAGCTGCATCTGCTCTTTTCACCATAACGAAGGCAGGTTTAAATCCACAATGCACAAAAGTGCCTTGTGTAGATGAACCATTACCTGCGTATGATATTTCGCCAACTCTTGAAAAACCATCAACATGATGCATACATATTGCTAAATATTTTTTTGTATCTGTATTAGTGTTTGCTGCTGTCCCTACTGAAAACACAGTGCTTGTTGGAAATGCATCATCAAATATAGAATCATCATCAACCCAATATCCACTAGCATTTGCATAAGCAGCATAATGTGTAAACCCAGTAATTTGTCCAGTAGTGCCCATCATATTCGAATTGGCAACATCTCTTCCAATTATAATTACTGTTTCAGGAGCTTTTGATAACCCATGTGCTATAGTTGCACCATCAGTTCCGTTGCCTGTGTAAGTTACAATAGATACACCAGATTGAGTATTTGCACTTAATCTTGTTGCGGCAATCGTTCCTGCAAGTGCGTCTGATTTATTGCTACCATCTATCTTTACACTACCTGAAGTTGGAGTGTTTCCTGCTCCTGCACTATTATCGGCAGTAGGTTCACCTCCAAGTTTCCAACACCAAGCCACAATGCTATAACCACTTTGATTAGTTGCTCCATCATTACCACCAATAGAAAAACCTTCAACACCACTTGGAGTAAAATCTGTAACAGCAGTACTAACAGTCGCTTCTGTTACAGTTTGACTTGGCTCAAATCTTGTTTGAGGACCACGAACAGAATCATAGTAAACATGATTGTATGTATTATCTCTATTTTTAAACCACAACCAATCAGGTTGAAAGCCTACAGTGATGTCTCTTGCAGAACCATTGCCTTCATACAAAACTGTTTTAAAAAAATCATCTGCATGATTTCCATCTTTAAGATGAGGTCCAATCGTAGGGTCAGGCAAATTGGCTGAACAAAGAGCAAGATAACCTGAGGGGACTGCACTATGAAAATTGCCATGTCCGTTTGCATCAGCATTAGTAGCTCTGTTTTCTGTTCCAGCAAAGGTGCTGTCCTGACCAAAATTAAATCTTAATCGGTTTTGATGCACATTTACACCCACTTGAAACTCATCACCTTGTCCTGCATAAATATTTGTAACATCATCAGCAATGGTAAAAGCAAAATTTTCTTCCCATATTGTTGTTAAATTAGCACCATCAATATTATATTTAATAGAATTTGGGTTACTATCCATATCAATTAAAATACCAACTACATTACCCCCACCTACTGATGTGCCACTACCTGTAATGTCAGGATGACCTGATAATGATGTTAAAGTTCTTGTGGCGTAACTTGTCATTTTCATTTTATATTCTGTTCCACCATCATAATATAACGCATAAAAACCTCCGGGTTGTATTCTACTTGCAGTGCCTGTGTCCGACCACGCAGAAGAACCCCCTTCTTGTTTTCTTTTACTTGTTTGCACAATACCAACTGCATAGACAATGCTACCAGTAGTAGATTCTTGTTTAAATTCAAAATACCATTTACCAGACTTGAAAGCAAAATTAGTTCCTATGGTTGAATAGCCAGATGCTTGAACTGCCAAGCCACCATATTGAACGTCATTTGCACCATCAAGTGAAGTGTCCATAAAATTAAAGTTACACCAATTATTTTCTGGATGGTCTGGCAAATTACTGTGATTTGCAGCATCTGTACTATAAGCATGGAAGTGGTTTGAATTAACACTTGATGCACCACAACTATCAGAATTCACACTGCCACTTGTAGATGGACCATCAGTGTCTGTTCCTTTGAACTCCATTCTAAAACCATTTGTCCCATAAGTTATTGAAGAAGTGTCAACTTTTTTTGGAATCCAAACACCATTTTTAAATTCTCCAAATGTACCGACATCAACTAAACTGCCATCTACAAAATGTAAGTCACATAAATAGCCATCAAGTTCATAACCACCAAAGTGTGTTAGTCCACCAACTGTTTGGTCAACTGTATTACTAAAGGCATAATTTTGGTCAGCAGGATAACTAGCATAAAGTACACTTCTGTCAACTTCAAAGCCATTAACCCAAAATCTTACTCTATTTGTTGTAGTGCTATTTGCAACATCAAAATGTACCACGACATGATACCAATTTGTTGTGTCCCGAAAAGGCATATCAGTTCCAACAGTATAGGCGTTACCAACAGAATATGCAAATTTATCATCACTTCTAAAATAAGCAAAATCTGAGTATGACGTAGCAAAAGCACCAAGCACAACTTGACTGCCATCACCAGTTCTAACTCGTTTTACCCAAAAGGCTAATGTATGTTTTTTTCTATCGCCTGCTGATGATGGGTCTCTGTTTAACTCAGTATTACTACCAACATTTCTCATAAACCTCATTGAGGCAGAAGTGCCACCATTGTAAAACCCAGTGCTTACTTCGCCTGCACCTATTGGAGGTATAATACTCATCTTATGTTAAAGCTCCTGTTGCACCTATTAGTATTGTATCATTACCACTTGCTGCAGAACAATAGTAACTAAGCATATATGTTCCTGCAGTTGATAATTCAGTTAAAATATCTGCATTTATAGCAACACTAGCGTGGGCAGATACTGTATGACCCCCAGTGTTAATTAGCATAATTGTTCCTGACTGACCTTCTGCAGGGTTGGATAAAGTTAAAGTAAAGTTATCTGATGGAGTACACTTAAAAAAGTTAGCAGTTGCCAAATCAAAGTTACCATCGTTATCTGTCTCTTGATTACCTGTTGCTCTACCTGCTACAGAAGCATCATCTCCAACTGCTACGTCACCTGTAACAGTAACACTGTCAACATACGCATCTTTAAATCTAGCACTGTTTGTACCTAAATCAACATCACTATCTGTCTCAGGTCCAAATACTCCGTCAGATACAAATACTTGCTCTGCGTTTGCAGCGTAGAAGTGTATCTCATCTGCAGTTTCAAAGTCTATCTTAGTTTGGTCATCTTCACCAATCTTTATGTCAGTGGCAAGAAGAGATGTAATAGTTGTTTGTGCTGCATCTATTGCAACATCTATAGTATTATCAGAGTCTTGATAAGTAACAGTAACACCTGTCTCTGTATTACTAGAGAACATAGCACCTGTAGTATCAGAGATAAACTCATCTAATGCTGTTCCATTTACAGTTATAGCATCTGCTTCTAATGTTCCATCAATATCAGCGTCACCACTAATATCTAAACTTGTTGCTTCTATCTCGCCACTAGCTTTAAATGTTACACCATCTCCTGCACCAACTCTAAATATAATTTGATTGTCTGTGCTAAACTTTATTTGATTGTCTGCATCTCTACCTGCAACTAAACTAGTATTAAGAACAGACTCTATAGCAGTTTGAGCAGAAGCCATTCTAGCTGCACCCAATGTGCCTGAACCAATGTTAGAAGCGTTAGTAGTATCTGTTGTTGCCGAAGTAGCTAATGATGTACCATTAAGAGTTATAGCATCTGCTTCAAGAGTTCCGTCTATATCCACATCGCCAGATATGTCAAGATTTGTAAATACAGATGTTCCTACTGCAGTTATCTTATCATTGAATGTTGCTGCTCCTGCCGCAGACATATCAAAAGTTACTGCATTGATAGTAGAACCATTATCATTACCTTGAATTTTAATATCTTTATTTGAAACAGCACTTCTTATTAAAAAATCAGAACTATCGTTTCTTAAACTACCAAATTCAGTTCCTGCATCTTTAAGTCTAATTTCTGCACCATTAGCATCAAGGATTATATCTCCTTCAGCGTCTAATGTTAAATTTCCACCATCAGATATAGTGCTACCATTAATAGTAATGTCATCTACTGTTAATGTTGTTAATGTTCCTAATGATGTAATGTTTGCTTGTGCAGCAGTTTGTAATGTACCTGTTAGTTGTGTTGCACTTAAATTACCTGTGCTTGGATTGTAAGTTAGATTACCATCCATCTCTAATCCAACATTACCTGTGCTAGAAGTTGCACCCTCTACAAAAGTAATTAGATTATTTTCGTTTGTACTTTCATTATCTGTAACTAATACGTGAGCAGCATTAGTAGCATCGGTAACAGTAACACCTGCTATAACAGTGTTTAATGCAGTTCCATTCACTGTGATTGCATCTGCTTCAAGTGTACCATCTACATCCACGTTACCTGATATATCTAAGGAAGCTGCAATAAGTTGGTCTACTTGTAAATCTTCGTGGCTAGAACCTAATAATAATTCAAACTTAGGACCTGTTGTATTGTAATTAAGTTTAGCGTCATCTCCACTACCACCTTCAATAGTTATACCTGCACCATTTATTACTGCACTTGTACTATTGCCACTATCTAATACAATATTGTGGTCATTTAAATTTACTGTTGTTGAGTTTACTGTAGTGGTTGTACCTGATACTGTAAGGTCACCTGTAACAGTTAAGTTATCTGCTACAGTTACTTCAGATGTACTGTGTCCTAGTGTTATGGCAGTTCCTGATACACCTGTACCAATAGCTACTGATTCACCACCATTACCTGTATCTACAACTAAATAATTATCTGAACCTTGTTTGATTGTAAAAGCAGTTGCAGAGTTATCAGATACTGCTACATTAATATCTGTTCCATCTGCACTTATAGAGTCAAGTGCAATATCTCCAACATTAGTAATATTATTATCACCAAAGCTAGTGTTATCACCAAATGATTTATTTGTTAGTGTGTCTGTTGTAGCTCTACCTACTAATGTATCTGCTGATGCAGGTAAAACAACAGTAGGACTACCACTGTACGCTGAATGAGGTGCTGCTTGTAGTTGCGTATAATGAGCATTACTACTCTCACAATAGAACCTTACGTAAGATTCTGACCCTGAGTTTTTAATTGATATACCACCTGATTGCATATCAATACCATTAGAGCCATCAATTCTTACAACACCACTTCCGTTTGGTGTAATCGCTATATTACCATTAGATGCAGATACAATAGCATTTCCGTTTACATCTAAATCTCCACCTAGTTGTGGTGTGGTATCATCTGCTACGTTTGATATTTCGTTACCTGTTGCTACACCTGCTATGATAGTGCTTCTTTCAATCTTTTTAAGACCACCACCTGAAGCATCTACTGCTAAAAACACATCATCATTGGCAACTGTAGATATTTCAGATAAAGAGGTAATAGAAACAGGATTAAAGTTTGTACCATCTGCTATAAGTAAATGACCTGCAGTGTTTGTACCCATAGTCAAGTCATCACCTGATATAGTTAAGTCACCTGCAAGTGTTGCATCTGCTCCTGAGAATGTTAATGCAGTTGTAGAACCTGATTTGATAATTAAATTACCTGAAGAATTAGTTAGAGCAGCATACTGTGTTCCACCATCTTTTAAAAATACATCTCCACCATCTGCATCAAGAACAATATCATCTGCAGTATCTAATATTAAATCGCCTGTATCGTTTACAATGTAAGAGTTAGTTCCACCATGATATAAGTTTAAGTCTTCACCTGCACCTATTGTTAATCTACCTGAAGAACTATCTCCTGTTAAATCATCTGCATCTGCATCTGTATCAATTTTAAGAAGACCACCTGATGTAATGTTAGATGTTCCATTATCAATATTGCCAAAGCCTGATGTAATAGAACCACTATCTAAAGCACCTACTGTTGTTACATTTGATAACGTGTCTAGTGCAGACTCAAAGTAAGTTTCAAAATCAGTTAATGCAACTTGAACCATTGTTCCATTATCATTAACAACGACTCTATCTGCATCTGCAAGTGTAGTTGATGTTGCAGAAGTGCCACCATCTATTATGTTTAGTTCTGCTGCAGTTGATGTTACATTTGTACCACCAATATCAAGAGTAGTTACAGATAATTCACCTGCCACTGTAGCGACTCCGTTTGCAAGTGTGATTAAATCTGTGTCATCTGTGTGACCTATTGTAGTTCCGTTTATAACAACATCATCAATATCTAATGAACCACCTGTAATTAAACCTGTAGTTGTTATAGTAGATGAACCTGTGTCAATGTTTCCAAAACCTGAAGTAATAGAGCCACTGTTTAAAGCACCTGTTGATGTTAAACCTGAACCTACATAAGTGGATACATCTGAAGCAGGTATTTGTTTAGTAGTAGTACCATCAATAATAATAAAAGCATCTGCATCAGCTATAGTTATAGAAGAAGTAGATTTAGCAGAGCCATCTAATAAATTAATTTCACTTGCAGTAGAGTTAATGGAAGTTCCTGCTATTTGTAATGTAGTTGCATTTACTTCTCCACTAGAACCATATATAACTGCTTTGCTATTTACGATTGTACCTGCAGATGAACCATCCACTAAATTTAACTCTGCAGCAGTGGAACTTACGTTAGTGCCACCAATATCTAATGTGGTTACAGATAATTCACCTGCTACTGTAACAATACCATCTGCAAGTGTCATTAGGTCTGTGTCACTTGTGTGACCTATTGTAGTGCCATTGATTATAACATTATCTACTGTAAGAGTTGTAAGAGTTCCTACAGATGTTAAGTTAGGCATTGCAGTTATTTCATCGTCAAAGTAAGCAGCTAAATCGGTTACTGCTACCTGAACCATAGTTCCATTATCGTTTAATATAACTCTATCTGCATCTGCTACAGTTGTTGATGTAGCACTAGTACCACCATCTACTATGTTAAGTTCTGCAGTGGTAGAAGTTACTCCATCTAATATATTTAACTCTGCTGCAGTAGAAGATATTGCAGTGCCATTAAAATTAATGCCATCTAGATAAGCTATGCCATCAACATACAAATCTTTAAACTCTAAAGAAGAAGTTCCTAAATCAACATCATCATCTGTAATTGGCACAATAGCACCATCTTGTATTCTCACCTGTTGAACTGAACTGCCTGATACTTCTACAGAAAATTCTAAATGGTTATTGGCTGAATCTATTTCTATTTTATTATTACTATCAGAGTCACGCAAAGACCCAATAGGACCACCTTCGTTGTCTGTGCCATCGTGTGTATGTCCTGTGGCAGCTTGAAACGCTGCAAGTAATTGATTAAACTCATCATTAGTATGAGCTGCTGTTATTACATCTCCGTCACTATAAGATGATTGTCTAGTGTATGTTGCTCCCATTTATCTTCTAGCTCCTATTTGATATTCTACCTGAAATCCTTTTAATGAATATGGTGCAGTAGAACCACCATCATTAACTCTTAATGCAACTGCAAAACCTGAACCTTCAACAGATTGTCTGAAAAGAGGTCTTGATGTTCCACCATATGTTCCTTTTACACTAGAGCTTGTTCCATAAGTAGATGTGCCATATATAGCTGCAACATCTTCTGAATCTAATGGATAAGCACTAGGCTGAACAGCATCTCTTGATTCGTAATCATACCTTAAAAATAAATCGGCATCTATTGATGATTCAGGCTCATAGTTTACGATAACACGTTGCATATGTTTACGTATACCTGCATCACCAAATGTTAGGTCAGGACTTCTATATTTTCCATTAATTATTGTGCCATCAAAATCATTACCTGATTCTTGTCTGTATATAAACCCATTTGCAAAATCACCATGTAAAACTATTACATCTCCTGAACTTATAAAAGTATCTGTTGCCGAAGGTTTAATTCCTTTTAGTTTAGAAAACTCAAATCCTTGTCCTTTCATAACACAGATAACTCCTTCAGTAGTTCCTTGTGCTTCACCTGCTTTTGAAAAGAATATTCTATATTGAGTTTTGTCAGGTATAACTACAGATTCAAACTGTCCTGCATCATTTAAATTATCATCAAATAAACTTTGTACGTTAGAACTTATAGTACCTAATTCAACGTCACCAATTCTTGCAGTACCTGCAACTGTTCTTAATCCATCAGGACCTAAGAATATTAAGTCACCTGCAAATTCTTGGATTGTATCTCCATTGATACATCCTATATCTCTTGTTACTGCAGTTACTGAAAAGTTTGCTTGAGATGAACCTGATAATTTAAATATTCTGTTTTCACAAAATATAAACAAATTGTCTCGGAAAACTTTTAATCCTGTTATAGTGTCATCAACTCTTATACTTCCTGCACCTATGGCAACAGAAAAATTATCTTCATCAAAAGGTACACTAAAGACTAACTCTTGTTTATTAGCAGACATTCCTGCATAAAACATATGCTCTTTAAACGCTGCTACAAACTTAGCTCCTTCTACAGGTGGTGGAAATAAGTCTGAAACTAATACACCTATTTCATGGTCTGCAGCAACACTACTTGAAGTAGCTCTATCCACACCTGTAAATGTAGTAGACGTTTTACCTGTATATGTAAAAGTTTCATTACCTATTAATATAGAACCTGAGGTAGCAAATTGAGATGTATTTGCAACAGTTATCGTACCCCCACTAGCACCTCCTGATGTGCTCATGCCTGTTCCTGAAGCAATAGCTACTAACAGGGTTGTTGATTCTCCTGTGCCTGTACTTGAAGGTGCAACATCTGTTGCATTAAATGATGTATCAAATATTGTTGGTGCATTTGTACTATCTGCAACAATTAGTTTATCATTACCATCAAAGTTGTATCTTTCAAAATTATATTTACCTGCATTAGTTCTTCCACTATCTACTGTTGTCCATGAAGAACCTCCTGCATCTGCAGTAAATATATTTGTTCCTCTTGCTGCTACAACTTTACTTGCAAAGGTAGCAACCATTAATATTTTTTCTGATGTATCTGCAGTATGAGGAACTACTCCAGTTACATATTTACTAAATCCATTTATTCTTCTGTAGCCACCTTCAATATCAGGCTCAAAGTTTTCTAACTCTAATGCTTGACCCGGTTGCATCATAAAGGTTGACCTATTGAGAACTAACCCACCTTCACAGTTAAATGCTGTAGGATTAACTTGAGAAGCGTCAGGCATTAGTTAACTCGTATACTTAAATCTGCAGTGCTTGTATAACCTACTTTTGGTATAAATGTAGACCTGACATATTCAAATCTATTAACTAATAGAGTTTGCATATTTTTAATCCCTTGTTCAAATCTTTCCATATTTAATTGATATTGAGTAGTTTCTCCTCTATACTGATAAACAAAAGCAGTAGCACCATCTACTATTACTGCTGCAAATCTATCAGGTATAGTTGTAGTATCCCCATGAGCAGACATATCTGAGGGAAAAGAAAAAAAATCATACTTTAATGTAAGTGCTTTTGTAGGAAAAGGATAAAGTAAAAAATTGTTATCGGGTGTCCTCGATACATACTGTGGTACACCACCTGACTCAAATTGTGCTACTTGTACACCACTAGCTATTGAGGCAGCAGTAGTATCATTAGCACCTCTAGTACAACCTGTAAATGTTGTACTTGTTGTTCCTGTATAAGTTACTTGTTCATTAGCTATAAATATTGTACCTGAACTGTCAAATCCTGTTGTGCTTGAAACAGTTATAGTTGTAACACTATCTGTGTGTGTGGTGCTTGTAGTGGTTGTTGTTATTTCATCTTCTTGTGTGATATAACTATTTACGTAATCATTATAATTAAGAACATATAATCTACCACCTGTAGCACTTAAATCTGAATCTTTAACTATTCTAAATGTATTATAATCAACTGTCTTTGCGTCTGTAGGTATTGAATACCTTACTGTTCCCGGAACTAGGGTTTCTGATTTTGTTGAATGATTGAAAGGATATTGAAATTCTTTTTGATTAACATATCTGACTGATTCATTAACTGCATTTTGTGCTTGAACCTGTATTCCTCTAGCAGAAGAGAACGTTGCTGAAGTTAATGCTACTTCATTTAATCTTGCTAATACTTTATTTGTTAATGTTAAGAAGCTCTCTGCCATGTATAATTCCTAAAAGTGTAGAGGAGTAAGTTGCCCTACTCCTCTAGAAAAGTTACGCTAACTGGTCTCTATCGACCTCATCAGGCTTATCGTCTAGTCCATGACCTGCTAAATCAATAACAGTTGCATAGACTCTGAGTCTGCCTGTAGCTGGAGCAGCACCTGCAATCTTACAGTCAATAGTGTCTGTAGTAGTTACAAACTGAGTGTAAGTTGAAGCTGCACTTCCTACAACAGTGTTAGTTTGACCATTAGTTCCTGCTGCACAAAAACCTGTAGAGGTTATATCTGCACCATCAATAATGTCATCACCTGCTGCGAAGTCCATGTCAAGAGTACAACTTGAAGTAAATGCTTTCATTACTTCTGCACCTGCATTCAAGACTAAAGTATTCGCAGGGATTTCTAACACCTGAAAGATGTCTCCATCTGAGAAACTGCCACCTGCTGCTA